GGATGACTTACACCGGATACAGGTTCTACGACCGTGCCGTGTTCAGCAGGGTCGCGAATGTCGGGGACACAAACTCAACTTGGGCTGCCCAAGAGCCTCATTGGGTGCTGATCGAGGACCTGATGCAAGGCACCTACGGCATGCGGAGGAAGCATCGTAGATACCTTCCCCAAGAGCCCAGGGAGCTCGACGAAAGCTACGATAATCGTCTGGCGCGCAGTGTGTGCCCGCCGTATTATCAGCGACTTGAGCGGATGCTTGCAGGCATGCTCACCCGCAAGCCTGTGCGGCTCGAAAATGTCGATGATGTCGTGCGAGAGCACCTGTTTGATGTTGACTTGCAGGGCCACGACCTAAATGTGTGGACCTACGAAACGGCCCGCAAGTTGGTCAGGTACGGACATGTGGGTGTATTGGTGGACGCGCCACAGGGTGGTGAGGGTCGCCCATATTGGGTTACCTATACGCCGCGGGACATCCTCGGGTGGCGCACTGAGCAGGCCAATGGCTCGCAGCGCCTCACCCAACTGCGCCTGCGCGAATCTGTGATTCTGCCCGATGGCGACTGGGGCGAGAAACAGGTGGACCAGGTGCGCGTGCTCAAGCCTGGCGAGTACGAAATTTGGCAGCGCAACGAGAAATCGGAATGGTCTCGCACCGAGCAGGGTGGAACCAGCCTGCCCGAGATCCCATTCACAGTGGCCTATGCCAACCGCGTTGGGTTCATGGACTCGAGGCCGCCGCTCGAGGACATCGCAGAACTCAACCTGAAGATGTATCAGGTGCAGAGTGACCTAGACAACCAGCTACATATTTCGGCGGTGCCGATGTTGGCGTTCTTCGGATTCCCATCCGCAGCCGAGGAGGTATCAGCAGGGCCTGGCGAGGCGATCGCATTCCCAGCCGAGGGACGAGCTGAATATATCGAGCCCGGTGGATCAAGTTTTGATTCACAGTTCCGCCGCATGGAGCAGCTCGAGAAGCAGATCAACGAGCTGGGCCTGTCTGCAGTGCTAGGCCAAAAGCTCGCCGCAGAAACTGCAGAAGCCAAGCGGATCGACCGGAGTCAGGGCGACAGCACCATGATGGTGATCGCACAGCAGGTGCAAGACATGATCGACAACTGCCTGCAATTTCATGCCGACTACCTGAACATCACGCAGGCTGGCAGCTGTCTGGTCAATCGCGATTTTGTGGGCACCAAACTTGATCCGGCAGAACAGCTGGCACTTTTGCAGCTTTATACCGCAGGCACGATCACTCAGAAGACGCTGCTCGATCAACTCGCGCAAGGCGAAGTCTTGGGTGATGATTTTGACACCGACGAAGAGATCATGGCCACTCAATCCGGTGGCCTGATCGAGATGGAGGGCCCTGCGGTGGAACCGCCCAGCATCGAAGAAGAGATGCCGCCGATCGAAGAATGATGACAGACCACATTGTGGACGTCACAGATCCCTTGGAGCCGCGGCCACCTCGGCGCCAAACGCTGGGCTATAGCCGCAAACCATTGCCTGACCACATCTTCGCTGTGGTGCGGCTCAGCTGGTTTAAAGAGGGTAGACCTCAAGAAGTAGATGAATTTCAGATCGTGGAGCGCACAAACAACAGCTACGAAGCCTTTATGGCCGCGATCACTCAGGCTATCCAGTGTGGTGCCGATGTGACTGTGATGTGTGATTTAGATCCTGCTGAGTTTGGGCTTGATTGATGGTCGTACCGGCAGCGCTGTATCGAAACGCGATCGATCTGAATCGCTACAGCAACAGCGTGGCCAGGCGTATTATCAACGCCTACAACGACATGATCATCAATGCTGTTGATCAGCTACGCAGCATTGATGAGCTGTCGGCACCAAATAAGGCCGCAAGGCTGCGCGGCATTCTGCAACAGCTCAAAGAAAGCCTCGGCACATGGGCAGGCGACAGCACAGAACTGGCCACCAGTGAGCTGCAGGGGCTGGCCGAGTTGCAATCGGAATTTGTGGCTGAGCAGCTGCGCAAAGCTCTGCCTAAAGACGCGCGCAGACTGGTCAACACGGTAGAGATCAGCCCGCAATTTGCAGAGTCTGTGGTCACTACGGATCCAACGCAAATCAATGTGGTGACACTGAGCGATGACTTGGTAGCTGCAGTCCAGGGCGCGCCGCAAACATTCAGCCTGACTGCATCACAAGGCACGACGATCACGCTGCCCAACGGAAAGACCGTCGAGAAGGCCTTCCGGGGCCTGGCGGTAGACCAGGCCGAGAGATTTAGTCAAACGGTACGGACGGGGCTCTTGTCGGGCGAGACGACGCCGCAGATCGCAAAGAAGTTGATTGGCTCTCTGCAGTTTGGCGAAGAGGCCAAATCCGTGCGGCAGCTGATCGCAGCCGGTGGCCAGTCAACTGCTGTTGCGGACAATCAGATCATGGCGCTGGTCAGAACCAGCATCAACCAGGTGGCGAACACAGCCAGCCAGCAGGTGTATGAGGCCAACCAAGATATCACCAAAAAGTACAAGTATGTAGCCACGCTCGATACCAAGACGTCACCGATCTGCCGGGCACTCGATGGTAAGGAATTCGAGTATGGCAAGGGGCCGATGCCGCCGCAGCATTTCAACTGCCGCAGCACCACGGTGCCGATCGTGGATTATGAAGGCCTAAAAGAGGCCGGATACGACTTCGTACCACCAGCGGCAGGCCGCAGGGCAAGTATGGATGGGCCAGTACCTGCCAACACCACATATGGCAAGTGGCTCTACGACCAGCCTGCGTCAGTCAAGGCCGATGTGCTGGGTAAATCGAAGGTCGCATACTTCGACAAATTGACTCAAGAATATGGCGCCGACAATGCGATGGCGAAGTTAGTGCGAGATGACGGGTCGGAATTAACCTTGGATCAGTTGCGTCGCCGCTACGGCAAGATCGATGCCTAAAGATATGAGCAAAAAGCAAGCCAAGATCGGCAAAGTGATGTCCGAGTTCAAGGCCGGTCAACTGCACAGCGGCAAACCTGGGCCAGGTAAAGGACCGACCGTCAAAAGCAAAAAGCAGGCACTCGCTATTGCGCTGCGCCAAGCTGGCGTACCCAAAAAAGGCAAGCGCGGCAAAAAGTGATCAGTTAAGATGCGTCTGAAATAGCCCTACGGGTCATTCATGTCTGACGAAATCATTCAGGAGCCTACGGCGACTGATAGTGAAGATCTCACTGGCCTGAAGCGCAGCATCGAAGCGCTTGAGCGCAAAAACCACGAATTGATCGGCAAGATCAAGGACTTGAAATCTAAGGCGCCACCCGTGCCGGATGGTGTTGATATCAACGAACTGCTCGAGTTCAAACGCCGCAAAGAGCAGGAAGAGCTCGAGAGCCAAGGTAAGTACAACGAAGCTCGCCAGGCACTGGAGCAGCAATTCCGCGAAGTCACGTCTGAAAAAGACAAGCGGATATCTGAGCTCGAAGCACGCGTCCGGGAATTAGAGCTTGTCAGTCCTGCAGTGTCAGCGCTGGCAGATGTTGTGCACGACCCCGATTTGATCCTCAAGACCAAGCTCAGCGCCGACAAGATCGAACGCGAGCAGGATGGCACAGTCGTGGTGGTGGACGGCTACCAGCGCATTCCGGTTCAGGAATGGGCAAAGACGTTGCCCGCATGGATGCAAAAACAACCCAAGCCCCAGGGCAGCGGGGCACCCACCAATCGAGGCTCGAGCGAAATGCCGACCGGCCTGAAAAATCCATTCACGCCCGAGCATTTCAACCTCACTGAGCAATCGCGATTATTCCGGACCGACCGCGATCTATATGAGAGAATGAAAGCTGCAGCCAAATCGATGTAAGATGAAGCTGTAAGTGCGCAAGGCTACGCCGAGCCGCTGGGGCTACGCCCACAACCGTAAACCAATCTTGAGGATTTGTCGTGGCGACTCTTCGCTCTGACATCATCATCCCCGAGGTATTTACGCCGTACGTCATCGAGCAGACCACCCAGCGTGATGCCTTCCTGGCTTCCGGTGTGGTGCAGCCGATGGCTGAGCTGAATGCCACGGAGGGCGGTGATTTTATCAACGTGCCTTTCTGGAAAGCCAACCTTTCCGGCGACTTCGAAGTGCTGTCTGACAGCACCAGTCTGACCCCCGGCAAAATCACTGCTGACAAGCAAGTCGGCGTGATCCTGCACCGCGGTCGTGCCTTCGAGGCCCGCGACCTTGCTGCCCTTGCAGCAGGCGCTGACCCCATGGCCGCCATCGGTGCCAAAATTGCCGATTACGTTGCTAACCAGCGCCAAAAGGACCTGCTGTCCTGCCTCGGCGGTGTGTTCGGCAGCCTGGGCGCTACCAGCAGCTCTGCCGCCTTCTTTGGTCTGACCATCGACGGCGAATCGGGTGATACCCCGACTGTGCTGAGCCCCCGTCACGTGGCTGAAGCCCGCGCGCTCCTGGGCGACCAGGGCGACAAGCTGACTGCCGTTGCCATGCACTCCAAGGTCTACTACGACCTGGTTGAGCGCAAGGCGATCGACTACGTGACCGAGACCGATGCCCGTCTCACCTCCAGCGTGACCGATTTTGTGGGTGGCAGCATTGCCTCCGCCTACGGTCCCGTGAGCGTGCCCACCTACATGGGCCTGCGTGTGATCGTGTCTGACGATGTGCAGACCGATGGCAGCGGTTCCTCGACCGAGTATGCCACCTACTTCTTCACTGCTGGCGCTGTTGCCAGTGGCGAACAGATGGCAATGCAGACAGAGACCGACCGTGACATCCTCGCCAAGAGCGATGCCATGTCGATCGACCTGCACTACTGCTATCACCCCGTTGGCGCAAAATGGGGGGTGACCACCACCAATCCCACCCGCGCTCAGCTGGAGACCGTGGGCAACTGGTCGAAGGTGTACGAGCTGAAGAATCTCGGCATCGTGCGCGCCACCAATACCTCCAACATGGATTGAGGTAACTAATCATGGCACAACCTTCCCAGTTTGAACTGTCTTCTGAGCAGTACATCACCGCTACCCACTACATCGCTTCTTCGGTTGCTGATGTGCAGTTCTTCACCGCTCCGGTGAAGTGCGAAGTGGTCAGCATCCGCGAAGTGCATGCCACCGCTGGCAACGATGCTTCTGATGTGACCGGCACGATCCGTCGTTGCCAAGGCACTGAAGCCGCCACCGCTGGTGATGACCTGCTTGGCACCACCAAGATCAACCTCAAAGGCACTGCTCTGACCGAGCAGAAGTTCGATGCGGCTGATTCTGGTGAGCTGACCAGCACTGCTGCCCATCTCATCCTCGAGGCTGGCGACCGCCTGTCCCTCGATGTGACTGGTACCACCACCACTCTGGCTGGTGTGATCCTTTCTGTGCTCTTGAAGCGCGTCTGATGGGGCTGTTCGCTTTCCGGCGACTGCGTGAACGGGAGGCTCTGGCTACGGCTGGAGCCTTTTTTTCTATGGCGGAGCCCGAACCTAAACTTGAGGTAGTCGAAGAGCAGCCAGCACCCAAAAGGCGCCGTGCTGTGAAGTCCAAGCCGGAGTCAACAAATGGCGATCGTAATTAACGCGACTGTTGGCTCGGCATCGGCCAATTCATATGTCACGCTGGCTCAGGCTGACGCGATAATTGAAGGCCTGGTACAAGATCCAGATGTCCAGCACTGGAACTCTGGAAATACCGACAGCCGCAACCGAGCGCTGTACACGGCTACCCAGCGCCTAGACCGCGAGCGGTTTCTGGGTGCGCGTGCCACCGACACGCAGGCTTTGCAGTGGCCTCGAACGGGTGTGCGCAAGCCGGACACGTACATCAACACCTACGCCGTAGGGTTTCCGTTTCGAATCACGACAGACTATTACACAGACACCGAGATTCCAGATCAGATCAAGCGTGCGCAGATTCAGCTAGCCGTTTATCTGCATAACAACACCGATGGCCTGGGGCTAAGTGGCCTTGAGGATTACAAAAATGTCAAGATCGGCAGTCTCGATGTGACGCCGAATTTGGGCTTTGGAGCTGTCGGTGCTGACAAAGTACCACCGCTGTTCGAAAGGTATCTGACAGGCCTTAGAATCAGTGGACCAGGCAATTTCTCGATTCGACGGAGCTGATCATGGGCAACGGCGGCAGCTACAACATCGGGTTTGAATACATCACCGACACAAATGCTCATACCGGGCGGTTTTGCAGGCTGTATGCGCTGGCTGATGCCGTGATCAGCACGGCCACAGTCCAAAATGCCAGCGGCAACACTTTCAGCTCAGTGCCGTTGAATCATGGTGATGAGATCGAGGGTGTCTTCACCAGCGTGACACTCGCATCAGGCAAAATCATCGCCTATAAGATCTGATGGCCATTGCAACACCGCTACGCAAAGTCGCCAGCAAATTGATGCTGCGATTCGGCGGTGATGTCACATTCCGCAAAATCACACCTGGAGCATACAACTCGACCACAGGTGCCATCGCAGAGACTGTTGTAGACACGGGCATCAAAGGAGTGCTCGAGGATGTCAATTTGCGCGAAGTCAACGAGCTGATTCAGGCTAGCGACAAGCGCTTGATCATAGCTGCGTTGGATCTGAATGGCACCACGCCATCGAC